CCCCTACCAGAGGGCGTCGATAAAGGTGGCCGTGGTGCCGGTCGATTTCACTTGCCTGCAGCGCACGGGCAGAATGGTGCCCGCGGGCACGGCGCTAAAAGTGATCGTGCTGCCGCCGGTAGTGATCACACTCACATCGCCCGTGCCGCCCACGTAGAGGGCCCGCGAAAAAGTGGCCAGGTCACTGTCGGCGGGCGTGACATCCGCGCCGCCGTCGCACGGTGAATCCAGACTCGGCGTCGCGTTGGCGAATACTTCGTGGGCTTCTGGCATGGAAGGGTCCTTTACGTTGTCTGATCGATCCAGGTAGTGCCCCAGCGCTCCAGGTACTGGCCGACGCTGTTCAGGTCGGCCACGCTGAGAGTGCCGCTGTAACCGACCACCTCACAAATCTTTCCAATCCACTTTTCGCCGCCGGTGGAGTTGGCGCCGAGGGTTAACAACTCCGCGAGGGCTGCCGTCCCGTGCGAGGCGGGGCCAGCGTCAGTGGGCCCGTTGACCCGGATCCGGCTGGCCGCGCCGTTTACCTCCAGCACGATCGTCTGCAGGGCGGATCCGATTGCCGAACCTTGCACTCCAGGGCTGGCGGTCGAAAACAGTCGCCGCACATTGCCGCTGGCGTTATTGCGCTTGATTGCGCGAATGCGACTGGCAGCCGTGGTGACAACAGCATCGAAAATATGGTGCGTTCCCACGGCGGTGCTGGAGTCGTTGCGCAGCACCGCGAATACGGTAAAGGGGTCATCGAGCGCGAAGTGGCCCACCGACGACATATATCCGCCGAAGTTGATCGCCGGCAGGTCGCCGAAGGTCGTCGAGTTGAACGTGGGGCGTGTACCTGAAACGCCCCGCAAGTTTCTGCCGCTGCCGCTTTGATCGTCCCAGTAGGCCAGCAGTTGGCCGTCGCTGCAGGTGGTCGCGCAGGGCGTGCTCACGTTCTGCTCGCCGGCGGCCAAGAGGCTGGCCGCGCCGCCGTTGTCCAGATGGTAACTCGAACCGCTAGCGTCCTTGCGGTGGCTGCCCCAGCCCTCGCGGCAGTCATAGCTGGCGGTGGGCACCAGGCTGGTGCTCATCGAGGCGTGCGTCAGCTCCTTGCCCTGGTTGTAAAGGTGCTTTACGTCGGTCGAGCCCAGGGCCGTCCCCTTGAAATAGCGCACCCCAGATACCCGGCCACTGGCGTGATCCGCGTCCCCGCCCAGGCCGTCGCTGCGGGCCCCCAGGAAAAACTTCGTTTGCGGGGCGTAGAGGCCGCCGGTGAAGGTGGTGCTGGTCGCCGCCAGCGCGCCATCTCGATAGAGCTGCAGCGTCACGCCGTCGCGCACGCCGCACAGGTGTACCCAGCGGCTCAAGCGCGTGTTGATAGAGTCGGACAGCGCGGTGGATGCGCCGGCCGCATTGTGAACACTGAACTGGTATTTCCCGCTCGCGCTGTCGTATTTCAGGCAGAAGCCCGCCTCGCTTGACCCCGCCGCTTGCCCGTCGTCGCCGTAGCAGGTGATGTACTGGTCGCTGGCCAGCGAGGCGTCGAGGTAGGCCCAGGCGGCCAGGCTGAGCTTGTCGGTGGAGGCGGGGCGCAGGTTGCCGGTGGTGGAGTCGTCGTACCAGGCGATCCGCGGCCCGCTGGCGTCTAACTCCATCGCCCCGGAGATGCGGCACCAGGGCGTTCCGGTGCCGGGCGTATTGTTGGCCGTGAGATTGAGCGTTCCCTGGCTGTCGGCCCGCGTGGCGTCGGTCGAGGCCTCGCGCAGTTTCCACCAGTGCCCATTGGTCAGCCCATAGTCGGTAATCTCCTGGGCGGTAAGCTCCGAGGGATCCTGCAGACCCGGGCCGCCGTTCTGGATTGCAGCGCGGATCGTGTTGGCCAGGCCACCGGACAGCGAAACGGTGCTGGCCGGGTTGATACCCATCACCACCTGGTCGATCCGCCCGTCCAGGTGCCAGGTGGCCGGCCCGTTTACAACCGCCTTGCCGATCCGCAGCGGCGCACCCGCCTGGGCCACATTGAACGTGCTGCTCACCGATGTGGATGTGAAGGGCAGATTGCCCACCGCCACGCCAAGCTGGCCGCCCGCCCGGTCGAAGTAGGCGAATCCGTTGAAAAAGTCATTCAAATCGGGCGCCAGGCCCGAATCCACGACCACGTTTGTGGAGCCGCCCATGATGAATCGCACGCTGCCGCCGTTTTCATAGCACAGCCACTGTTGTCCGGTGAGCGTCGTGTCCCACTGGCCCACGAAAGCGTTTGCGTCGGCCGTTTCTTTGCGTGCGGAAAAGGCCAACCAAAACGAATGCGTGCTTTGCGGCAGGGTGGTTGAGTCGGCCACCTCAAAGAATTGCGAGTTGGTCCGCTCCAGATCGGCGCACAGAATCGAATCGAACTGAAGCGGGCCCGCGTCGGCTTTGTAGTTAAATTCCAGGGTGTTGCTGATCGAGGGCAAAGCGGGAGAGGCCCCGCCGCCGCCACCGCTGGCGCAGTTACTGAGCGAACAGCCGCGATTGAGTCCTATGCTGATCGACATGCAAACCCAAAAGTGCCGGCGCGGGGCCGCCTCGTGAGATAACGGCCGCCGCGCCGAACACGCGGAAAGGTTCTTACGTGCTACCCGTCAAAAGGTGGCGAATCGCGCTGTACTGCACGCTTCCCCCGTCCATCCGAGAAAAGGCCATCCACGCCACTTGCCTGAGATCCATGTAGCGCTCGTCGAATCGCACGATCTGCACGTCGCGCGCGTCGCGGATCCAGAAGCGCGAAAAGTCGCCAAAGGCCAGCGGCTTGAGGCCGCCGGTGGTCGTGGAGTAGCTGGGCATCGACTGGTTGACCTGGTAGGGGAACCCCAACAGGCGGTCGGGCTCGTTACCCACGATCGAAGGCAGCCACAACGGCCGCGAATCCCCGTCTACCAGCTTTTTGAGCCGGCCCAGGGTGTCGTCGCTGAACATCCAGCCGCAGCTGGGGCTGGCCCGGTAGGCCGGATCCAGGCTGTGCACCAGGTCCACCAGCTCGCTGTAGATCACGGTGCCGTAGGTGCTGCTGGTTACTCCCAACTGGCTGCTCATCGTGGTGGAGCCGCCCACCACGCCCGCCGGGTTGGAGTCCGAGGACCCGCCGCCGGTCGTGAGGTGCGAGGTCTGGATGCGCCCGATACGGATGCCCAACATCTCGCCGAGAAACGCGGCCACGTTGATCGACGTGTCCTGCAGGAACTCGACCGTGGCCGGAACCATGTGCGAGGTGTAGGTGTAGGCGCTGAAGGTCACCTGCCCAAAGGGCACGTTCTGCGTGGTGGTCGCGGCGCTTTCGGCCAGGATGGCCCCGGTGGCCGCCGTGTCGTCGGCCGTGGGAACCGGCAGCGTGGCGCCCGAATCGGTGCGGATCACGCGGGCCACGGCCCGCGGGCCGCCAAACTGCAACAGGGCCACTTCCAGCGCAACCATCATGGCGTTGGGCACGGTGTTGCCGCCGTCGGCCGCGGTGCCGACGTTCTGCGCGTCGCTGGTCGCGCGGGCCTCGGCCATCTGCCGGGCCTCCTCAAGCGTGCGCGGCGCACGGGCGGACAGCCGCAGCGGCAGCTTTTTGCTGCCGGTTCGCAGGCCCACCTTCTTGGCCGCCTCGCGCCACTCTTGGGGCGTGCCGTCCTGGTCGTGCAGCAGAAAGGCCCGCAGGGCCAGTTCCCGGTCGCGCTCCGTAACGCGATCGCCGGCCGTCTTGGGGTTGGCGGCGAACTCGCCCCGCGCGGTGGCTTCCCGCTCGGCCTCGAGCACCGCCGTGGCGCTGTCGGTCTTTTGCAGGTCCTCGATGCGGGTCTTGAGCGACTCTTGCTCTTTGTCCAGGCCCTCGAACTCGACCCGCTCCTCGGCGGTGAGTTCCCGATCCTCTTTGCCGCTGGCGGTGACCAGCTCCCGCATGCGCGTGGTGAGCTGGTTGCGGCGATCTTGAAGTGTGTGCACTGACATTGCGTGCTCCGGGTTCGATCGGCGCGCGCAAAACATAAGCGGCCGATCCGTGTTGCGTGGGTTTCCTCACGCCACCGATTAGCCGCTTTTCGGTCTAGTCGTGGTGCGTTTTGCCCGCCGGCCGCTTCTCGGCCTGCGGGGTTGGTCTTTTTTCACGGTAGCAGCTGCGTGGCGGGCCGCCAAAAGCCGTTCGGCTTCCTGCCAGTCGGGGGGCTGATCGATCCTCAGCGACCGCTCGGGCGGGATGACCAGGTGGGCCGTCTTGCCGCCGGCCACCGCCCCGAAACGCTTGCAGGTGGCGGCGGTGGTGATGTAGATCGAGCCGTCGCGCACCCAGAGCGGCGAGAGTTTCTGCCGCGGCACCCAGGCGGCCAGCGGCGAGAGGGGCCGCACGTAGGGGCCCTCGGTGACGTACATCTGCCAGGGGTGCTCGCGGGCCTCGGCGATCGACATTACCGCGTGCAGGCCGCGCGCCGGTGGATGGTCCCAGAGCGCGATCCCCCGCACGATATCCTCCAGCATGCGCAGCGGGTTGGTCGGCTGCAGCAGCAAAATGGGCCCGTCGTGCTGGAGCTGGACCGCCGCGTGCAGCACCGCGTCGACGACCGGCGAGGTATCGCTGGCCAGGCGGGCCGGGCGCATAAAAGGCACCTCCAGGCCCAGCGATCTGCCGCACTCGGCGATCGCCGCACAGTCGGTCGACAGCACCAGCCGCGTAAGGCGCTGGCACTTGGCCGCCTCGGTGGCCGTCCAGGCCAACAGTGGCCGCCCGGCCAGGGTCTTGAGGTTCTTGCCCGGGATGCCCTTTGATCCGCCGCGGGCGCAGATGAGGCCCAGCATCTTATCCACCGGCCACCTCCAGTTCCCCGCGCGCCGGCGCGTACGTCTTGAGTGACAGCGGCTTGAGCGTCTCGATCCGCTCGGCCACCTGGCGGGAGACGCCGGGGTGGCCGTAGAGGTAGCTGGGCGTGTAGGGCCCGTGCTCCAACTGCAGGCGGCAGATGCGCTCGATGGAGCGGGCCGTGGGGTGCGCGAAGCGCACGTTCTGGCCCCGCTCGCGGCCCTGTTGGCGGCGGCCCACCAGGCAGACGGGCGTGCCCAAGGCGGCCGTGTCGCGCACGAAGCTGGACGAGTTGCCCACCGCCAGCGCGCAGCAGCCCAGGTGCGCGTAGAACTCCTCGCCCTGGAAGTTGGTGTGCAGGTGCAGCCAGCGGCGGCCCGGGGCGTCGCGGAAGCGGCGGATCTCTTTATGCACCGCGCCGCTGCCCGCATCGATGTTCGGCCACAGGAGGTCCACCTCGCGGTTCAGGGTCAGCAGCGCCGTGAGCATCTCCCGCACGTGGCGCGCAGCGGAGAAGGGCTGCGCGGTGTCGGGGTGAAAAATCGAGAGCACCCGGTCGCTGCGGCGCACGCGCACGCCGGCCAAAACGTCCGCCGAAGGGCAGCCGGTGGCCAGGATGTGTTCGGGGTGCTCGCCCGAATCGATCAGCTCCGACTGGGCCTGCTCGGTGGCGGGCACGTGATAGTGGGCCAGCTTGGTGATCGCCCAGCGGGCCGAGTTATCGAGGCTGCCCGAATACTCGCCGCCCTGCAGGTGCAAGAGCGTGCGGTGCGTCTGCGCCGCGGCGATGGCCACGCCCAGGGTCTCGTGCCGATCGCCGATCACGACCACCAAATCGGGGCGCAGTTCGGCCAGCGCCGATACGGTGGCGTTGATGGCCAGGCCGATCGAGGCGGCCTGCGTGGCCAGCGTGCTGCCCTCCAGCGAGCACCAGCGGCGGGCCATGCTGGCCTTTGGGAAGTCGCGGCCCACCAGGTCGGCCACCGAGCCGAACCGATCCAGCACCAGCGAGCCGGTGGCCAGGATGCTCAGCTGCAGCCGCGGGTGGGCATCGATCTGTTGCATGAGCGGCTTGAGCCGCCCGTAGTTGGCCCGATCGACCAGGGCCACGGTTACTTTGCGCATGTTTTGTTCTTTCCGCGTGGGCCAGAGCGAAAGGTGCGCGTGCCTGGGTAGTCAGTCGTAGGTGTAGGTTTCGCGCTGCTTGCCCTGGCGGTAGCAGGCCACGCTCTGGGCCAACTCGCGGGCCAGGGCGTCTTTGTCCACCGGGTGGCTGCGGGCGACGCTCAACCAGCGCACCCCGCGGACCAGTTCGGCCAGTTCGCGCACTTCAATGCTGCTGGCCGCGTCGCAGGCGAACTGCCGGCGATCCCAGCAGACGTGCACCTCCAGCAGCGCCGCGCCCAGGGCCACCGCGGCCAGTGATGCCCAGACGTGTCCCGAGTGATCCGACAGGCCGCCGGCGAACAGCATGTTGCGCGAATACTGAAACACGTAGTTGAGGCCCAGCTTTTCGGGCGGGCAGGGGTACTCGGTGGTGCACTGCAGCACCGTGAGCTTTTCCGGCGGCAGGGCCAGGAACGTCACCGCCCGATCCACGTCGAGTGTGGTGGCCATGCCCGTGGAGAGGATCACCGGGCGGCCTGTCTTCTTGACGGCCGCGAGCAGGGCCAGGTCGTCCAGCTGCGCGCTGCCGATCTTGAACCGCTCGGCCAGCTGGCCCACGCGCTCCACGGCCTGCACTGAGAAGGGCGTGACTATAAACTCCAGGCCCAGTCGCCCGGCCTCGGCGGCCAGGCCGTGCCACTGGCTGGCCGTGAACTCCATCCGCCGCCAGTAGTCCTGGCGTGTCTTGTCTTGGGGGTGAAACTCGAACCGCGGCGGGAAGCGCTCTTCCGCCGAGCTTTCGGCCAGGGCGATGTGGCACTGAAACTTGACCGCATCCACGCCGGCGGCGGCCACGGCGCGCATCAAAGCGTAACACTCGCCCAGGGAGCCCTCGTGCACGTTGCCGATCTCGGCCACGACCGTCGTGCGCTCTGGCAGACCGGCGAAATACGGATCCCACATGCGCAGCACCTTCCCGCGTGTTCGGCTGCGGGAAGGTCGCGTGCCGGCGTAATTTTCTGCTAGCTGACCTCGCAGGCCCGCAGGCGATCGGCCAGGCGACAAAGGCGGGATTGCACGTCGTCGTAGCGGGCCGTATTTTCGCGGGCCAGTTCGGCCAGGCGCTCCTGCAGTTCCTGGAGTGTCAGCGCGCCTTTCTCCCCGCGGCCCTGGCTGCGCAGGTGCTGCCCGTAGGCGGCTTGCAGCTCGTCACGCACGGCGGCGGTGGTGCTGGGGTAGGCCGGGTGCAAAACCGGGCCGGTATCGATCAGCGTCACGCTGTTGATCTCCCGCACTTCCCGCTCGCCGTCCTTGATCCAGCGTTGATCGTCCACGTAAAACGCGAACGAACTGCCGCGCATGTCGCCCCGCTCGATTTCGGCGAGCGCGTCGCGGCCGGCGGTGGTATCGGGGGCCTCGATCTCGTAGGCCAGGCCCCGCTCGTCTACCGAGAGCTTCATGGTGCCGCTGGTGGTGCGGCCCAGCAGCCGGTCGCGGTTGTGGTTCACCAGGCCCACCACGTCGTCGGCACGCTTCAGGGCCTCGTCAAAGGCGGTGGGCATGATCCGCTCGGTAATCGTGTCGCCCCAGATATCGAACGTGAACTCGGTGCCCTGGTCGCGCTGGTCGTAGAATACGGCGCCGTAGCCCGATATCAGTTTAAGGCCGTCGCGCTCCACCAGTCGGCACTGCAGCGCGTTGTCGCGCTCCGCTCTTTCTCTCATTTTCGTCGCTCCCGTTCGTAAAGTCTTACGTGGAATAACAGCCGGCCAGCGCCGTTGCCGTTTGGTCGGCCCGCTGCAAGAACTGCTCCTCAACCGCGCCCGCCAGGCCCTCGGCGGTGACCTGGCCCGCCAGGTCCAGTAGATCCCGTTTCATTTTTCCGAGCATCACGCGGGCCAGGTGGTCGCTGGCGGTCTGCGTGCTGCCGTGCAGCAGGTAATCGCAGACTTTCACCGCGGGCTGGATCGCGTCGTGCAGGCGGTGGTGGTAGTCCTCCTCGATCCGCTCCAGCCACCGCCAGAACGCGCGGCTGTCGCGGCTCTTGCGCACCGCCGCGTGCCCGATGTGGGCCACGCTCACCCGCACCTGGCGGGCCAGCACGTTGTGGGCGGCCTGGAGGGCCCGGCCGGTGGTGTCAGTGCTGCGGGCAGTAAAACCGATCCTCCGCCCGCCGCGGTCGTCGCTTGCGTCCGGCGGCGGCTCGCCGCCGGCGGCCGGTTCTTCAAGCGGTACGGTCTGACCCACCAGGCCGATGTTGAGCGGCTGGCGGTATGCCTGCCCGGCGCCTTCGGGCAGCGGGTTGAGGTTTTTCACTGAGCGGGCCTCGTCCACGTTCACTAGGCCGTTATTCACCTCGTTGATTAGCACATCGCTCTGCGTTTTCACATCGGTGCGGATCAGCTGGTGGCGCGAATGCTCGATCACGTGCGTGGCCCGCTCGTCGGCGGTAAGCAGTTTTAATTCGCTTTCCTTCTCCCACTGCACCAGGTGCGGATCCAACTCGTCGCGGTATGAGAGCGCCATCTGCTCCACGCTGGCGAAACTGGTCGTGGTCGGATCGGCCAGCAAATAGATCGGCAGGCCGAAAATATTGCTCACCTGGCGGGCGTCGAACTGCCGGCTCTCGAGCAGCTGCGTGTCGCGGTTGGTGATCGCCACCGGCGAGACGGTGGCCCCGCTCTCCAGGATCGCCGGCCGGCCGGCGTTCTCCAGGCCGCTGTGGATGTCGCCCCAGCGGGCGCGGAACTCCTCGACCGCCTCCTGGTCCTTGAAGCGGTAGGGGACCGTAATTACCATCCCGGGCCGGTTGTTGTTCTCAAACTGCACGGCCACCAGCCGCTGCCCGGCGATTCCCAGGCCCAGGGCGTCCTTGAGCGCGTCGAGGGGGTCCAGGCCCATGTTCGAGTCGCTCGAGAGGCACAGGCCGCGCAGGTGCAGCACGTCGCGGCCGTGCAGGGTGAGCGTCATGCTTTCGCGGCCCACCGGGATCTTGGTGGCGTAGATCAACTCGCGCTCGCCCGTGTCGCGGTCAATCTGGTAGCCGGTGACGGTGGCGGTGGGATCCAGCGGGCGGATGCCTGTGGGGCGGCCCGTGAGGCTGTCGCGGAGGATCCAGCCGTAGCCGTTGCCCCGCAGCACCATGTGGGCGGTGAGCGTCTGCCGCAGGTCGTAGCTCTTGAGCTGCCAGGCTTCCAGGGCCAGGCCGTTGAGTAGCGTCTCGGCCGGGTGCTCAGCTGCGCGCTGTTTGCCCTCTCCCTCGCGGCGGTAGGTGTGCAGGCTCAGGCGGGCCGTGTCGCGCGCGAGCTTCATAATGGCCCGCAGCACGGGCGGCCAGCTGATGGCCGACTCGGTGGACACGCTCACGCCCGTGCGGCTGGGTTCACCGCCGAGTATCTTTTCAATGTTCGCCGAGGTCAGCGGTGTGCTGGGGTTCTCCAGCGTCGCCCGCGTCTGCATCAGTAAATCGATCACGCCCTGCATGGTTTGCCCTCGCGATTAGAAACATGGCCGCCACCACCAGGCAGCCGCTGGTGATCAGTGCCGAGGGCACGCTCCACATGCCCACGCCCACCACCACCAGGGAGCACCCGATCACGGCCACGATGTCCTTTGTCATGTTTACCACCCGCTCGATCCCACGCGCGCAAACCAGGGCACGCGCTGGCCCGCAATCCACCGCGTACCGTCCGGCGCGCGCTCCAGGCCCACGCTGGCCGCCTGCACCGTATCGATCGCCAGGTCGCACTCGGGCAGGTACAGCACGACGGCCGGCAGTTGCTTGTGGGCCTGGCTCTGCAGCGGCTCAACCAGCGCCGCCTGGCCGTAGTACGGCGCGGCGTCCCAGTGCCAGCCCACCTTCAACACCAGGGGCGCGCCGATGAGTCGCTTCATTTTGCGTACCAGGCCCCGCCGCCGGTGCGGCAGGAAGATCCCCCGCACCAGCGCGAACTGCGGCAAGCTGCTCAAGTGCTCAGGCATAACACCCCGGCCCGTCGTAAAACTGGCCGGCCTCGTCGTCGGCTGAGGCCCGCGCCAGGGCCATCAGCAAGGCCACCACGGCATCGATCCGCGCCTTGTCGCTGGCCTTCACGGGCCGGATCTGATCGGTTGTGCGGTTGCTGGCCATTTCCACGTTGCCCAGTTGCCAGCGCAGCGCGTCGCTGCCGTCGTGCGTGAAGGACTGGTCCGCCACCAGGCCCTCCAAGAGACGCGCCGGGGCGCTGTACGTGCGGAACCCTTGCTTTACGTCCACCGCGGCGATGTCGCGCATGGGCAACTGCTGGAAGAACCACTCCGCCTGCCAACTGTCGATGCCCACCTGCCGGCATCCCCAGGCGTCGCAGATTTCGCACACTCGCTCCAGCAGCCAGGCCTGGTCGATGCGCGAGCCGGGCACCAGCTGCACCTGGCCGCTCTTGGCCCAGGCGCCGTAGGGCACGCGCTCATCGTGCTCGCGCTGGCGGGCCGTTTCTTCGGGCACCCAGATCCAGACTTTGGCCCGGTAGCCCTCGGCGCACTTGGCGGCCAGGGCCAGGGCCGTGGTGTCCTTGACGCTCGACAGGTCCAGGCCGCCGTACCAGCGCAGCGCTGCGTCGGGTTGGACCTCGCCGCGGCAGGCGTCCCAGAGTTCCAGGTTGAGCCAGCGGTTTACCTGCTGCGTGTGGATGTTCAGGTACAAACGCTTGAACTCGTTCTCCAGCGAAGGCTGCCTCTGCGCGCGGGCCGCACTGATCCGCATCTCCTGGAGGCTGCGAAAGTCGCCCAGCGCGGGGTTGGCCTGGTGCCAGGTTTTCTCGTCCAGCCAGTCGCTCTCGGGGGGCGCCTCGTAGATCACCGGCAGATAATGGGGATCTTTTATTTGTCCGTCGCGGACGCGGGTGGCGTAGTCGTACAGCTCGTGCTCCAGCGTCGTGCGATCGTCCAGGCCCGCGGTGGTGATCGTGAACGTGAGCGGCTGCGCGCGGGCCCCGAAGCTCGTGGTGAGCGCCGAGTACAGATCCCGCCCCTGCCAGCAGTGGAGTTCATCGGCGATCACGCAGGAGGCGTTAAAGCCGTGCGCCGCGCGGTCGTTGGCCGGGATGGCCCGCAGTAGGCTGCCGTTGCGGCGATTGACCATCCGCCGCTGGCTCTCGATCACCTTCACGTGGGCCAGCAGTTCCGGCGAGGCGTAACACATGGCCAGGGCCGTGTTGTAGATCAGCGAGGCCTGCGCCAGGTCGCTGGCCGCCAGATAGATTTCGCCGCGGGGTTCGGGTTCGACCAGAAAAAACAGCAGCGCCAAGGCCGCCGCCAGCTCGCTCTTGCCTTGCTTGCGCGGGAGCCAGCAGCCCACCTCGCGCACCACGCGGCGGCCGGCGGCATCGACCCGCCCGAAAATGGCCCGCACGATCTGCTCCTGCCAGGGGCGCAGCGCGAAGGGCTTGCCGGCGTACTCGCCGTGCGTGTGCCGCAGCAAGTTGATGAACTTTACGGCGCGGTCGGCTTTGGTCTTATCAATCGGCAAAGGTTGGGTGCTCGATGTGCGGCCAGCTCGCGCTGGCCTGGTCACGCTCGGGCCAGGCGCACAGCGCGTGCCCGTATTTGGATTTGCAGGTCAAGCGATAGGGCGAGAGGTGCTCCAGGTACTCGCGGGAACTGACCCGCAGATCGAACAGCACCCACCGCGGCCGGTGGGCGTCGCAGAAGTAGAGGGCATCGGTTCCCACGCGGCCCTTGAGGTCCGGCCCGTCCACGTAGAGCAGCTCGGCCGGCGGGTAGTCCGCCAGGTAGCGGCAGGTCTGCCACGGGTCGCGGTGCACCTCGGCGGCCAGGCGGGCCACGCAGTTATGCGTCAGGCGGCGCCCCGTCTCGGCCAGCCATTGCGGCTCGTCGATCGACGTGCACCGCCGGCCGGTGTCGCGGGCATACTGATCGATGATCCCCGTGGTGAGGCCGCTGCCCAGCTCGACCACGCTGGCCGGCTGCAACTGCAACAGGAACCACTGCAGCTCGCTTAGCTTCTGGATGTAGGCGTCCTGCCAGAGGCCGGACTCTTTGCGCTGTTGCATCCAGGCCGGATCGATGCCCGCGAAAGTCTTGAGTGCGATCACGCCAGCAGTTCCTCCAGTTCGCTAGGGGGCGCGTCGGGCTGGGTGATCTTTTGCCGGTCGCTGGGCGAGAAGCCGAACGCGCGCAGCAGCCGCTCACACTCGCGCGAAAGGCGCACGGTGCCGGCGGCGGCCGGGTCCGATTCTTTGGCCAGTTGCCACTGGTCCCAGTAGTGCAGCAGCAGCTCCAGCAGCGGCAGGTCGCACTGGCCGCAGCCGTGCAAGGCCAGCTGCGGGGCGATCCGCTTCCAGAGCTTGCTGGTCCGCGGGTTGAGTTTGACCGGCGGCTCGAGCTGCCCCGCGGCGGGTTGGTCTTTGCGGCCCGCGTGTCGGTCGCCGCGATAGCCGCCCTCCACTTTCAAGACGGCCAGGGGCTTGCGTGGTCGGCTCATAGTAGCTGCTCAATTTCTTCCCAGTGCGAATGCACCATGATCGTGAATCCCAGGTCCAACAGCTCGCGGCCCCGGTTGATTACGTCTTGCCTCGTGGCGTCTGGGATCCCCGTGTGATAGGCGCGGCTTCCCCACGTGAGACTCCGGATGAACTCTTTCGTGTAGGCCGCCCAGTTGTTTTGGATGGGGTGCGTGGCGTTGGTGCGCGTACGCACAAACCCCTCGGCGGCCGTGATGGGCCACTCAAACCAGTGCACCATCTCCGAGCGTGGGCAGGCCTCGACATACACCCGCCCCGTGAGATCCGCCATGTGACCAAAAACAGGGTGCGAGGTCGGGATCCCGCTGCTCGCGTCGATGCCGATACTAAAGCCCGCCTCGAGAAAAGGCCGCACGTGCGATTGCCATAACTGGCGGTCTTGAAAATCCAGTTCCCCGCCGTCGGAGCCGCGGCCGAAATATAGGCTGAACTCTGCGCCGGCGTCGATCAACGGCTTGAGGTGCTCGATCACACCGTCCCACAACCAGGCCGCCTCCTCCGCTTGGGCCGTGGCGTAGGTGGACAACTGATAGTGCCGATCCCATCGCCACCGCCAGGTGCCGTCTACAAGCTGCCGGGCACCACCAAACGGCTCATGGATCCAGAACCGGCGCCAGCCGCGCTCGTACAACCGCCACCAGGCCCTGGCCCTCTGTTCCCAGGTGCGATAAATCTGCCCGGTCATCAGGCCACGGATATTTCCGCTGGGTAGATTGCCGTTGTGATTTTGATAGAGCACGATCCGATCAACTCGCGGGCGACCAGCTAGGGCCAAGCGTGAAGGGTTGCCAGCCAGAAAATCCTTCACGCTGCCGGAGGGACCACGCCGTGGACCGCCCAGGCGTCCAGGTACACCCGCAGCGCCGCTTCGACCTCTGCGTCGGCTGCTAGCACGCTCGCCTCGGCGCTGTCGCGCGCGTTGATGGCCGCTTTGAGCGCGGTTTCCTTCGCATCCAGATCTGCCTTGGCCTGATCGAGGGCCGAAAAGTCGGTCATGGTTTCGCCTTTCAAAAAACGTCGAAGTTTTGCCAAAAAAAACGCGCCGGCCACGGGTGGTCAACAGGCGACCCTACGCGCAGGATTTCAGCCGCCCCCCTCGGCTGAGCAGCACGTCACCCAGGCGACGGCGCGTGTGGTTGAACCACTTACGGTCGATCTCGCAGCCGATGAACCGCCGGCCCAGGCGCACGGCCGCCTCGGCGGTCGAGCCCGACCCCATAAAGGGATCCAGCACCCAGTGATGCGTCCAGCTGTGGTTGCGGATGAATCGCATCGGCAACTCGATCGGCTTCTCCGTCGGGTGCTGATCTTTCGCCGGGATGATCTTCCGCACGTTGCGGATCACGTTCTCAACTCGATGCGTCGAGTCGTACCAGCGGCACTTCCCCTTGCCCTTCTGCGCCACGAGCACCATCTCGTAGCTGCGGCGATAGTGCCAGCCCATGCCCATCGGTCCTTTGTCCCAGACGACGGCCTGCTTGAACGTCATCGCATCATCGAGCATCAGGCTCCAGCGTCCAAACTGCGGATCAGGTCCACCACCACCACCACAACAACAACAACAAGATCCATCAGCCAGCAGTCGCGGCGCCTGCTGGCAAACGAGCGCAAATAATTCGTGCGCCTCTTGTGGCCCGTCGCCCTGGATGGGACGCGGCGGGCCGGCAACTCCTAGGCCGAGCGCCGACTCCCGGTTTGCAATTAGACCTTTGTTGTTGTTGTTGTGCCCGTAGGGCGGATCGGTGAACACCATGTCCACGGAGGCGTCTGGCAGACGCGGCAGCAGCTCTCGGGCGTCGGCCCGGTAGAGCAGCACGCGGCCGCGCTCGTCGCTCCAGTCGGGCTGTGGGAACTTCATCAGGTCACTCTCCGCGTGCGGTGCGCTTGCTGTGGCACACCTTACAAAGGGCCAGGCAGTTGCTCTCCAGTAGCCGCAGCTCGGGCGCGTCGGCCACCTTTTGAATGTGGTGCACTTCCTGGGCTGCTGCGTCCACGCAGTCGGCGCACATCGGGTGCCGTCGCAGGAAGTGTGCGCGAAACACCCGCCAGCGTCGGTCGTAGCCCCGCTGGGCACTGGTGCCCCGGTCGTCCTTGCGTCGCACTGCGTGCACATCGCAGAACAGCCCCCGCGTGGCGATGCGGTTGCAGCGGCGGCAGATGGTCAGCGGTGCGGTGGGCTCGGTCGGTTTCACCCTTACAACACGCCATACAGGGCCGTTGTGCGAAAGAGCGGACGGCGCCAAGGCAGCTTTTCTAAGATTCGCCCCCGTTAGGCTAGGGGCCCGCGATCAAATAATCTCCAGCAGCAGGTCAAAGGGTTCGGAGAAGGTGCTCGCGCTGGTCGGCGTGACGCGCACCGTGCGCCGGCCTTGGGCCAGGTCGCTCGAGGCGGTGACGGTAAACTCCAGGGCCATCGAGGCGGCCACGGTCGAACCGCCCAGCAGTTCGCCCTCCACGTAACCGGTCGAAACGCTGACGGTGCCCAGCACCAGGTCGGTCGATCCGACCTGCTCCACGGCGCCCGAAGCTAACGTGTCGCCCGACTCCAGCCAGGTGGAGAAGTTGGCTTGCACTTTGAGCACGCTGCCGCGGCTGGCGCAGTGCCTCTGATCAAACGGTATTGCCACGTTACTCTCCCGCGCTTACCTGGATCGGCCGCGGCGGTGCCTTCACCTGCAGCGGCCTGGGCGGCGCTTTGACCTGCACGATCTGCATCAGAAACCTCGAATAAACACGCGGGGCGCAAAGATCGACCGCAGCACGCTGCCGGCCACACTGGGCACCACCACGCGCTGGACCCGTTGGACCTGCACACGCTGCACCTGCACGCGCTGCTGGGGCACGAAGACACGCTGCACCTGCACGCGCTGCTGGGGCACGAACACACGCTGCACCTGCACGCGCTGTTGGGGCACGAACACACGCTGCACCTGCACGCGCTGCTGGGGCACGAACACACGCTGCACCTGCACACGCTGGCCAAAGTTAGTCGCCCAGAGCGGCGAGCAAAGAAAAACGCACAACAGGAAAATGCCGAATCGCATTAGTTCACCTCGCTTAATTGCTGCAGAAAGTGTGCGCCGATGGCGGCGCGTTCGGTATCGCTCAAAGGTGGCTCGCTGGCAGGGGGCATACGACGCGCCGCCTCGCCGGTGGTGATCCTGCCCCAGGCTTTGCGGATGGAGTCGATCTCCAGCGGCACCAGGTCCAGGGCGAACTGGCCTTGAGGCTGGGGCCCGCTGTGGCATTTGGTGCAGCGCTGGATGGCCGGGGCGGCTGCCGCGGCGGGACGCTGTTGCGTATGTTCGTCGTCCCCGCGGGTAGCCGCCGTGTCTGTGGTGGGGGCCAGTCGCCAGGCCCCGTCGTGATACTCCAGTTGAATTTTCTGCGGCGGCTGCGGCTGTCCGCCGTGCAGCAAACGCTCCAGCACGTGGGCCCGGGCCGCCAGGGCCTGGGCCTGGGCCTGGCCCTCGGCCAGTTGGCCGATCGACTCCAGCAACTGCGTGAGACCTTCCTGGCCCGCCGTCTGGCTGCGCTCCACCAGGCGCGTGGCCCGCTCCAGCAGCTGGGCCACGTCCACGCTCTTGGAGGAGGTGGCGTAGCTTTGGTAGGTCGGGTAACCGTACACGGTCGTGCCGCGGGCCTGGTGGGTGATCTGTTCCGGGTAGGTGTTGTTAATGATCACCTGCGAGGGCTGCGCGTAGTTGGTTTTTAGTTTGCTGGGCACGTGCCGCAGGTGCACGCAGTGGCTGCTGGCGCACGAGCGACAGAAATTCGCGGCGTGCGTGAGCGACGAAACGAGCAGCAAACAACAAAAAACTAGCGCGCGGACCACTGGAGCACCTCATGGAAGTATTTTTGAAACGCGGCATCGGGGCGCATCTGCAGGCCCAGCTCGGCGTGGTGAGCGGCCTGGCGGCGATCGCCCGCCTCGACCAGGCGGGCCACCACCTGGGCCTGGGCCCGGTAGTCACCGCCGCCGGCCGGCGGCGTTCCGTAGGTGGCCCGATAAAGTAGTTCGCCGTAGACGCGCTCGAAGTCGCCCCGGCGCACGGCCAGGCCCTCACGCAGGAAACCCACGATGCCGTCCTCCACCGCGAATTGTCCGGCCACCGGCTTGTCGTCCAGCACGGCGTGCAGCACATCGGGATCGCTCTGGCTGCGCCAGCCGATCTCCAGGGCCGCCTGCCGCGTGGTGACCGACCGATACAGGTAGTCGTCGCAGATGCGCGTGACCAGTTGCGTGGCCGCCTGCACGCCCAGGCCTCCGGTTACGGTGAATGTGGCCTCGGCCACATCGTCGCGGGCCCGGGCAAAACTACGGCGAAAATCGCCGGCGTAGAGGTCCGCCAGGCGGGCCACGGCGTCGGCCTGCTCGCCGCGCTCGGCCCGATCGGCCAGCACGTCCAGGCGGCGGCCCAGGGCCAGGCGGATATCGTTGGGCGCCGGCTTGAGCCCCTCGTCGCTCTCGCTCAGTGCACTGTGGCAGCGCAGGCAGCTGATCGCCGGCTGCAGTCGCTGCGTGTGCGGCGGCGGGACGGTGCGATCGGTGGCCACCGAGGCGGGGGCCTCATCGACCAGCGCGCCCGCGTCATCGCTCAAATAGAAACTGTGCAGGCCGTTGGCCCGCTCCAGGATGCCCTCCCGCGCGGCGAATTTTCCCTGCCCGTTGGCGTCGGGCAACAGGTTCAGCAGCGGATGCACCCGCGCATCACCCAACTGCTCGTCCGTCAAGTCCTCGGTGATCCAGCCCTGGCCCAAAAAACCGCGCAGGGCCACGATCGAGCGCGGCTTGCCGGTCACCTGGCTCTCGACCAGCCCCACGCGCCGGCTGCCACCGATCTGAAACGAGGCCGTCTCGTTGATCCCGTGCCCGGCGAGGATCTGCTCCTCCTCGCTGCCCTCGCCCGTGGAAAGGATCCGCAGCAGGTCGTAGTACACGCCCCCGTTGAGCGTCGAGAGAATCTTGCTGAGGAACCAGTCCGCCCGATATACCGGCAGCGGGCGCAAGGTGAAGTAGTTGCGGCCCTCGCGGCGCACGTAGCCCAAGGCGACCAGGGCCGCTTCCAGTTTGCCCTCGATGGCCGGTGAGATGATCGCCGCTTTAGGCGTGGGGTCGCGGTCGGAAAGTCTCACGTGAAAATACGGATCGTCGCGGGCCAGGTCGTCCCAGACTTTGGCCAACGCGCGGCGCTGGCCCGCCCGGTGCGCCAACTGGGCCAGGTCCACTCGCAGCATCCAGCCGCCGGCGAAACTCTGCGGCTGGTGCAGAAGGTGGCTGGTGCCCGCGGCCGTGTTGAGCCCGTAGGCTACCGCCGCCGGCCAGCGGTCGTCGGCCCAGGGCGGCAGCCACAGGTAGCGCAGTTGCGCCCGGCGCTGCGGGTGGTGCGCGGCCAGATCCGAGAGCGCCCAGGTGGCCGCGCTGATCGGCGTGGGCACTTGCTGGAGCTTCTCGGCCGCGTCGACCAAGTCGAACACCAACAGCACCAGCACCAGGCAGCCCACCAGTAATAAGCCGGCGTGCAACTGGCCCACGCGCTGCTCGAGGTTTTCCAGCCGCTCTCGATCGCTCATCGTCTGGCAAGTGCCTCCAGCAGATCCAGTATGGCCTGGATGCAGGCGTCAGCGGGGGGCGGCTCTGGCTTGGGCGGAGCGGGGGGCGGCTCTGGCTTGGGCGGAGCGGGGGGCGGCTCCGGCTGCGTGGCCGGGCGACCGTAGCGCGCGCGGGCCTGCCGAATGTCGTCGTCCTGCGGCGTGCGCAGGCCCCACTGGTACATGGGCTGCATTACGTTGCCATTGCCCAGGTGCGGAATCCCCAGGGCGTGGCCCAGCTCGTGCACCACCACGGCGCCCAGCTCGATGGCCGCCGCCGGCGGGTTGGAGAGCCAGCCGCTGTAGTACCATTGCTCGCTGTCGTCGTAGCGCTGATTGGTGCGCGGCCAGTTGGCTAGCTCACTCCAGGCCAGTGTGCCGGCGGGCCCGTCGATGTTTCCCACGCGCGCCAGCACGTTAGCCCGCTGCGCGTTGGGTTCGTACTTGGGCCGGATGCCGCAGACTTGCGCCCAGCGCGAGAAGCCCCATTTGAATATCTGCACGGTCTGCGTGTGGTTGAACGGACGCACCGGCTCGGCCGGGTGCCAGGTCACGTCCTTCTGGGGAAACTGCACCGCTTCACGCATGGGCAGCTTGTCGGGCAGGGCGCAGATCCGGCGCATGCCCAGGTGGGCCTGGGTCACCGGCCCAGCGTCGCCATCGATCAACAGGCCGTGAAAGCCCTGGTAGCGGCGAATCACCTCGGCGCTCACGTCGTCGCCGGGCCGCAGCCAGCCGGTGTTGATCAATCGTTTTTCGTACGGCTGCAGTTTTCTCACTCCCGCACCTCGCGCAGCTGCTGGACCAGGTTATTCACTTCGGCGTCGCTCAGACCGGCCTGGCGGGCGGCCAGCGTGGCGATACGCTCCAGGTTCTCGCCTGTGCCGCCCAACAGGCACTCCAGCAAGCGGGCCAGGGTGCGGACCTCCACCAAGTTGCTCCCGGCCAGGTCGGCCAGCAGGGCCTGCCGCTGATCGGCTGGCTTGTCGGAGAGCATTTTGAGCAGTGACAGCAAAACGCCCATCACCTCGGGATTGCGCAGCACTTCGGCCAGCGCGCGAATGATTTGCAAAAGCCCGCCGCCACGGGCCGCCTCCGCCTGGTGCGACTCCTGCGCCACGGCGATGGGCAGCACGGCCAGCTCGGCCCGTTTAACCGCCGCGCGACTGGCCGAGTAGCCGATGGCCGCCAGCCCGGCAATGAGCGCGGAGATGATGGCGTTGACCAGGTTGAGCGCCGGCTCGGTGGGCGAGTCCAGCAGGCCCGATCCCTGCACGGCCACCAGCACGATGGCTGCCAGCGAGAGCCAAAACTCCGTGGTCCGAAAACCAGGCTTGGAGCGGTTCTCGAACGTGGTCTTAACTTTGATATCGTTGATCCTGGCCATCCGCGCACCTGCTTGTTTGTGGGCTCGGTGCGGAGAGGAGCGCGAGCGATTAGCGTGTCAGTCACCCTCGGAGGTGGTCTGCCAGCGGACGGCGCCGGCTCGATCTTTTAGCGGGCCGGACTTGCGCATGGCCTGCAGCAGCTCGTCGGCGGCGACCAGGTTCTCCGACGAAACTCCTAGCGTCTCGTCCTGGCGAAAGTGCACGGCCGCTAACTGGCAGACCTGCAGCCGCTGGTGCTCGGGAATGTGCTCCAGGAAAAAGGCCAGCAGGTTGACCGTCTTGCAAGCGATCAAGGTGCGCACGGGCACATCGTGATCGATTGTCAGCTGGCCTCGCACGCGATCCTCGATCTGCCAGGGCGTGGCGGCGGCGGTGATCGCCGCCTGCAGCCGCACGTCCACATCGTAGGATTCGCCGCAACCAAGAACTTTGCGCTGGTCCTTGAAGATTTTGCCGGCGTAGCGGTCCAGGGCCGCATAGAGGACCACGCGCAATTTGCTGACCGAAGGTCGCCCCATAGGAATCTCCCAAAGCGGGCGGCCGGGGGGCGAAAGGATGCGGCGGCGCGGTGTTAGGCGGCGCGGCTGTAGTCGGCGATCTTCACCGGGCCGGTCGGAATAACTTCCAGCTCGATGACGTGGGTTTCGCGGTTAATGTAGATCCGTTCTCCCAGTATAACGGCCTCATCGGGCAGCCAGCGGATGAACGGCTCCCAGGCGCGCAACTCTCCGGGCTCAAAGTCGATACGACCCGGCGAGCGCAGCTGTATCAGACGCGCCACGGTGCGCGAGTGATTCACGAGGCGGTAACCGGGCACCTCGACCGGCTGGCCGAAGCGGACGACGACGGCTGGACCCATGCCCTCGTCGTAGCAATTCGCCGCGTGCCGTCCAAACGCTCGCCCGCGGCGGTGTCATTTGGGGGGGCGTGCGAGGAGGTGATCTCTTAGCGGTTCAACAGCCAGGCCGCAGCCAGCGTGAGAACGATCACCACCGGCCGCAGCACCTCGCCCTGGTGCAGCATCTCCTCCAGGG